TTGGCGCAGTTTATTTTTTGAAAGAAATGGAAAACCGCAATTTTATAAAAATTAAAAGGATTTCTGGTTGTAGTATTGGATCTTTAATTGGTTTTTTATATTTAATTAATAAATTGGATATTGTAACCGAATTATACACAGATTTTAAAAAAGATTTTAAAAAAAATTACAATTTTAAAAATTTAAAAAATTTAAAAAAATACTTGTCAGAAAAAATAACTGATAATGATATACGCGATATAATTAATAATAAATTATTTATTAGATATAACAATATACAAACTGGTTTTCAAAAAGTGAAATGTAAGTATAAAAATAAAGACGATATTATAAATACAATAATACGTTCTAGTTTTTTACCTTATTTAATTGATGGAAATATTGCATATGAAAATAAATATGTAGATGGGTTTAATCCATATTTTTTTAAAGAGAAACCAAATAGAAAAATACTTTTTTTTGATTTATCTGGTCCAGATAAATTTAGTTATATATTTAATATTAAAAATGAAAAAACAAATTTATATCGTATTCTCTATGGGATTTTAGATATACATATATTTTTTACAAAAAAAACAGAAACATTTATGTGCAGTTATATTGACGAATGGGGGTGTATAAATAAGATACGATATTATATTCGATTTTTTTTAGAGAAAATTATATGTTTTATATATTATTTTATATTTTTAATTAAAAATTATATAGATTTTCATTTAATAGATACAATTAGTTATAAAATTATAAATAATCTAATAAATGATATTTTTAAAATACTCATTCAAAAATATTGTATATAAAATAATTCGTCTAATTTAAGAAGTATTTATATTATTTTATTTATATGGATTTTGTTGATATTACTGATTCGGAATTCTCTTTAGGTACTTTTATTGTAAATGATGTTGCAAGTACCACAAGTGATGTTGTAAATGATATTGCAAATACTGCAAGTGAAATTATTTCGAATACAACAAATTGTATACAAGATGTTATTCCTAGTAATATTCCTAATAATATTCCTAACTCAATTAAAGAAGTTATTCCTCTATCTATTCATATAGATGATGATAATCATATCTTCATTTATATAGGTATATGTGTTCTCATTATTCTGATTATAGTTTTTGTATACAATTATTATAATAAAAATAAACAGGTTAGATTTAATGACACGCCTGATATTTGTTATCCGGGATCTTCATCATCATATTGCGGAAGGTCTGAATTTTAATAAATTAATAAATATCAAAGAATTTTGATTTTTTAGATTTTTTAGATTTCTTAGATTTTGTTTTGTTTAATTTGGATGTATTTTTTGCTTTAATTGTTTTTGATGTCTTTTTAAAGTTGAGTGCTAGTTTTTTCTTATTTATATCATCAGGTTTATAATTTAAAAACCATTCCTGAAATTCTTCTTTGTTGCCTTTTTCCTTTAATTCTTTATATTTTTCCGCTTTATGTGAACGATTTTCTTCTAATGTTTCTTGATGACCATAACATGTTATACTAAAACGACGTAGTAATCCTGTTTGTTTTAATCTATTTTTTTGTTGAACATCATACAAGAATTTTGAAATGCATAAAATTCTCTCCAAAAATTCATTATAATAAGGTTTGTCTGAATATAAAAATGCCAAATAGAAGCTCAACATAGTATCAATTGTGGCGACTTTTATTTTTTGTCCCTTTATATTTAATACATTGTAGCTATGACATGCAATAGGTTTATATACAAAGGCTATTGTATCATTACCAATTTTTATTTCATAATGCATAGGAACTATTTCTCCAATTGGGTCTCTTTTAATTATTTTAGCATTTTTAATACCAATATCTTTGAGTCGCTCCTTTACTATTTGTGCAGTTGTTTCTGGGTCATTTGAAAGCACATCAAAGTCTGCAATCTTTTCCAGGTGCATACGTAGTTTTTTAGGCATATATTGAGAATAAAGTGATAATGCATAACCACCAAAAAAGACAACTCCTTGGTTTACAAAAGTATTTCTCACGTTTTCATATATTTCATCCTCGTCTTCTTTATTTTCCATTTCTCTCTGATATTCTACGTGATTACAATTTATTGAAGTTAAAGGATAGTTTTTATTTAATAATGTCAGCCGTTTCAAAACCTTTTCCCATCGACTAATATCTCCAGCAGGTCTTGATAATTCCAAAAACATACCCATTCTCAAAAAATTTGGAGGTGCATATAATATACCATTTACTCGAATCGCGTCTTTTTTCATAGAAGTATAAATTGGTTTTGCAATATCCGTAATATCTGCAATAGGAATATAATTAACAAATACTTTATATGTACCCTTATGAACCCCTGATTTTGCTTCCACATCGGTAAATCCTGTTTTATAATAAATATCAGTCAACTCTTTGGCATCTTCTAGAGCATGAATGGTATAAAAATCATAATCAGGGATTTCGGCCTCTTTGTTATAAAATTGATCATCAGATGGTAATATATTGTTAATGGCAGTGCCTCCATAACAAATCAATGCTTTTCGCTGAATAAAATCCTCAACTATTTTTATGATTTTTTTAATATCTTCTGAATTGACAACACGTTTACCCATTTTTTCTTGAGCTTTATCCACAGCCATTCGCAATATTGTCAATTCACAATCTTCAAATGTTAAATCCTTGCATACATTTTTCTTCTTCATTTGTTTTCCTATATAATTGTTAGATAAATAAAATAAAAATTGATTTTATTTTATTTATAATTAAAGCTATTATAATACCTGAATGATGAATAATAACTCCCAAAGTTTAGATATGGATGTTCTATACGAGTTGGATAAATTTCAAAAAGGAAGTGTTAAAAAAAGATTAACTAATGAACTTGTAGAGTTTTCAAAATTAGGAGCATATATTCATGCAGAATTTAGCGAGAATACGAATAATAACAATTCATCTGTTGTTATTACTATTGTACTTAAAGGAGAAAACAATGTATATCATTTTGAGGTTACACATAATTACCCATTTACACCTCCCAAAATTTTTCGGATAAATTATAAAAACTATAAACAATATTTAAATATAGATTCACCCAAAACTTTGCAAGAGCTAAAGTTATACAAAGGAATTAATTGTTTGTGTTGTCATACGATATCATGCGGAGACAATTGGGGGCCTATGATGAGATTAAAAAATTTTATCGACGAATATAAAACGCTAAAACAATTTAGACGTGACATTATTAATCGTATACTTGCGCAAAAAATAATCGACAAATATTTGTATCCGGATGCAAATTTATTAGAATGGCTTATATAATGTATTATAGAAGGAGGATATCTAGATATCCATAGTGTAATAATCATTACCAAAAGTGCGTGTAGAATAGGAATAATCCGGGTTTTGTACTTCAGGGTCAGGTATAATAATAGGAACATATCTGAGTTTTTCTGGTTTTAAAACAAAAGCAGAGCCACCACGACTAAAAAATTGGTTATTTTCCATTAAATAATCGTCTACATATTGATAACGCATTGCAGTCATTTGACAACCATAATTTCTACATAACATACCACTAGGATTTGGAGGATCCATGTCTTTATCTGGAAAAACAATTGTCATTCCAGTTCTATTGAAATCTGTTAATTCAATTACATCTGGACTATTTTTAATATTATAATAGTGTATTCCTCTCATAAATATAGAATTACTTGTCATGTTAACATATTCTAGTAATTCTTCATTTTGTAAAAATGCTGTATTTGAGCGATCAATTATTAAAATAATTTTTCCCATGAATTTTGTCAATGCTAAGTCACCGAAATTTTTTCCAGTATTTTCAAAACTATAATCAACACCCATCATTTTATCGTATTTGGCAAATATTTTTGCTAAATTTGAAAACATCTCTTGGTTTGTGCTTTTCAATCTTAAATGAATAATAAGTGGGTCTGTTGGGTTAGGACATACTCCTCCTGCAAATGCATAAGAGTTTATTACTTCCATCACATCCCCAAATGGTACTGAGTTAAACGTTTCTTTGACATAAAAACTATCTTGAATGCTTGAAGATACTACAGGTTGGTTAGATATAGAATATATTTCAAAATCTAAACATCTTACACCTTGTTTTATAATTGATTTTAAGATACATGTATCTACGTAATTATTTTTATAACCACCGCCAGAGCAAGCATTATATGCACTACTAATATAATAATCAAAAAGTTTATAAGAATATTCTTCATTACCATTTGATATGGGCACTATATAGCCATTTACATCAGGAAATAATGTGTTTATACTATCACATTGTCTTGTTTTCAATACAGAAAGATATGACATATAACCCAAATATAGAAGGACTATAATCGTGATAATTACAAAAATTAAATAAGTCTGAAATTGTTCGTCTAAACTAGCTATTTTTTTCTTAAATTCAGCGTACATATTATATACATTTTCTGTTATTTTTGGAGTTTGCATTGGTTGAATTTGCGGTGTTGTCATAATCTAATATATTATATTATTTTAAAATGATTAGAATAATATAATTATTAAGAAATATAAAATAGAATTAGTTAAATTATATAGTAATGAAATAAAGAATTAAAAAGTTTCTATAGTATATACTTAGTATGGCTGGAGGTCTATTAAATTTAGTGGCAATTGGTCAACAAAATATAATATTGAATGGTAATCCTCAAAAAACTTATTGGAAAACAACTTATAAAAAATATACCAATTGGGGAAAACAAAATTTTCGACTTGATTATACTGGCACTCCCACTCTCAGTCTTACATCCGAATCAACTTTTACGTTTTCAGTAAAAAGGTATGCTGATTTGCTAATGGACTGCTATATTTCAATTCAATTGCCAAATATTTGGAGTCCTATTATGCCACCTCAGGCTATTGAAAACCCTGATGGTTCTATTACTTATACAGATTGGACACCTTATGAGTTCAAATGGATTGAAAATTTGGGAGCGCAAATTATTAGTCGCGTTTCAATTACATGTGGCAACCAATTATTACAGCAATATTCAGGTCAATATATTTTAGCGTCTGTATTGCGAGATTATTCTGGATATAAAAAAAATTTGTTCAACAAAATGATTGGTAATGAGGTTGAGCTGAATGATCCTGCCATGTATGATGCGAATTTTGGTTCATACCCGAATTCATTTTACACAGAAAGTCCTGCAGGATCTCAACCTTCCATTAATGGTCGCACTTTGTATATTCCTCTAGGTGCATGGTTTAACTTGGAAACTACTCAAGCTTTCCCTTTAGTGGCACTACAATACAATGAGTTGCAAATTAGTGTTTCATTTAGACCTATTTTTGAATGGTTTACTATACGAGATGTTACTGATTATGCTAACAATTATCCAGTAGTTGCACCAAATTTCAACCAAATATTTATGCAAATGTATCGATTTTTACAAACACCTCCAGATGAAGTATTGGGGGTTACTTCTTTTTTAGATACCAGAACATCATGGAATGCAGATATCAATCTAAATTGTACATATTGTTTTCTATCGAACGATGAATCGGAAGTCTTTGCTAAAAATGAACAGAGATATATATTTAAGCAAGTGTATGAGAAGCCTTTTTATAATGTAACTGGGCAAAATACAATAGATTTGAATTCTATGGGTATGGTTATTAGTTGGATGTTTTATTTTCAGAGAAGTGATGCTAATCTGCGTAACCAATGGTCAAATTATACAAATTGGCCTTTTTATACAATGCCACAAGGAATATCGAATGCTCCTACTGCAGGATCTTATCCAAATCCTGATCCAACAGGTCCTGCAACGATTGGACCAGGAACAAATCCTGATGGCACAGCAAGCGGTCTAGCGATTACTGGTGTATATAATCCGCAAAACATTAAAAATATATTGGTTGCACTTGGTATATTAATGGATGGACAATACAGAGAGAATGTATTGCCAGAAGGTGTCTATAATTTTATAGAAAAATTTGTGCGAACTTCTGGTGATGCTCCTGATGGACTATATTGTTACAATTTTTGTTTAAATACAAGTCCATATGTAACGCAACCTTCTGGTGCAATGAACATGAGCAGATTCACGAATATACAATTTGAGTTCACTACTATCAGTCCCCCTGTTGACCCTTATGCACAAGTGTTGACTATTTGTGATCCTTTGACCGGCGATATTGTCGGTATTAACAAGCCTACTTGGCGCATTTATGATTACAATTTTAATATGTATCTTATTGAAGAACGTGTGAATATGATCATATTTGTTGGCGGAAATGCAGGTCTAATGTATGCGATCTAACTAAAGCCAAATCGTATTACTGATAAATTTTGTATATCATTAAGTCCAACTACATAATGATAAGTAATTCCTATACAATGTTTGAAATCGCGAACATTTACTATATTCATACACCAATGAATATTATTGTTATATACAGGACTCGTAATAGAATACTTGAATTGTTCATCATTATGTGTTTTTGTAAAGCTAACTACATAAGCCTTAAACATGTTTTTTAAAATCAACGGCTTTCTTTTTAATTCATCGTGCTTTTTATCCTCTAGATATAGTTGTCTCATAAATTTTCCATTTCGCCAACGATGGTAATTTAAATATTCTAAAATAATGTCAATTATTTCTGACGGCAATGTTGCAAATAAATTCTTCATTTTATTGTGCATTTAAATAATAATATAATTTTTATTCAATTTTTATATTTACATAATTATATATATATATTCAACTGAACTTAAAGAGGTGCCACTACATGATGTTTATATTTTGTTAAAATGGTCCCTACATGTGTAGGTCATTTTTT